ATCATCTGTTAAAACGTAAAAGTCAATTTCATTCATTGCACCAGCATCGGCCAAGTATCTATCATCAAAACGAGAATAAACAACATCAGCTGTCCAATCAATTCTTCGCGTAATAAAGGATACATTATTAATTGTGACACCTTTCACACCAATAATATTATTACGGGTAGTTAATTCTTCGTTATAACGATTATTGGGAGTTGGCGCATTATCAATAGCGCCTTCATTGTCCCAAGAAAGAACCTGACCTATAAAGTAATAATAACTAGCAGATCTATTTTGAATTTTTTCATAAATAGCATCCGCCATTGTATGGTGGAAATTTGGCCTAACGATAGCTACCATTTTTTATCTCTTAAGATATTGAAATAGTCCAAGTAATAGTCATACTGTCGTCTACAGCTTTATTGACCACGTTAAATACAGTACGACAAAGCATTGTGCCGGCAGTACCATCATTAAATACACCCGCTTCTGTAAGAGCAGCTGTACCAACTCCTGGACCCCAAGTAGCTACGTATTCAATCTCATTTGCTGTAACTGTATCAGTAGTTAAAGCAACACGAGCTTCTTCAGTCTCAAGAGTAGTATCACCTGCTGCAGCCAATGTAGTGCCAGTACCAACAGCCATGTGAGTCATTTCTGCAGGTGGTGCATCGTCATTTAAACGAGCCGCGATATATTCGCGCCCAGTAGTTACAACAAGGTTTTTAATATTCACCTTATCTTTTAATCGGCCGTCTGGAGCAAAGACTTCAATCTCTACTTGACCAGTTGCTCCGATGAGTTCATTCATTAACATTTCATTTGTCTCCTAATTAAATGTTGTTAAACCTTCTGAATAATCTTCAGCAAAATAATTTTCTGCATAAATATCGCCTAATAATTCAATTATACCAGTGCTATTACTATTTATACTGTCAGTCTGGTTAGAATTAAAATTAACTGATAGTAAACTATCATCTGTTGTAACAGTATCAGATATGATCTTATTACGCGTAATTAGTATGTTTGAATCATCTGCGCCAACAGCGTCTGAAAGCGGCTTGCTATAATTCTTTTGTACTATTTGGTTTGCAGCTACTGAATCAGTTAATGGTTTTAATAATGTCCATTCCCAAACTGGTTCAGCTGTCACCACGACTTCAGCAACAGGTTTATACATATGCTTAATTTCAGCATCTTCTGTATCAACAACATCTTGCAAACGAGTACGCAAATAACGACGTAAGGCATCAAGATTTCTTGATAGATCAAATGAATTATTAATAACAAATTCACCGAATGCTACCATTCCAGCCGGATGCACTGTTCTATTTAAGACATTTTTATATTCATCAAATCTTTCAGACGATCGAATCAAATAAGAATATTGTTGATAAAAGAAGTTGTCTTGCAAATATATATCATCAGATAAGAAACCGTTATTAGAGATATATTCACCGCGATATTCTACAACAGGTCCATTTGTGAATTTTATAATTGCACGATTTGGATATGTAATTTGATCAGCATCTGGATCAGTAGATATTACAAAGTTGACTCCACCAATAATATCAACTGTTGGTATAATCATGGCGTAAAAAGTATCTGAATATTCAACGCCAAAATTAATGAATTTAATATCTGTTAGCTCACCTGTTGTGTTATTAACTTCAGTCGTTTTGATTGTAACACCAGTGCCAGTAGCTTCTTCTATATCAATAAATTGTGCTAAACCAAAATTTTGTCCACCATATACAATTTCATATGTTGAAACTGCTGGAACAACTGTAGCAACAACTCCAAATTCATTAATTGTAGAGTTTAAAACAATTCTGGCAATGTTAATTGATTTGGTTACAAATATTTCATAATAATTTGTTTGGCCAACTTGTTTAATTCGTTCTACTTCTGCTGGTATTTGTAATCCATCAGGAGTTGTAATTGTAACTACATTTGCAAATAGATCAAATGGATCGCCTGCAGTGACGTCAATAAAAACTGAATTCTGTTGAACCCATCTACCATCAGATGCTACTAATATTTTTTCTTTTGGAAAACTAACTTCAATTTCTGTATTATATAAAAGTCTAAATAAAACTTTAAATGATTCTACAGAACCTTTTGCTTGATAGAATTGTACAATGTTTTTGTATAATATTTCTTTATTGACTTCTAAATTTGTAACAAAGCTTGAGCCTAACTCCTTTTCTAATAGGAGTAAGAAATCGTCAACAACAGTATCAATATCGCGATTTGCTAATATAGAATTAATCGCGTACGAGGGACCTCCCTCAGCATTCATGAAGTTATAGTATTCTTTTAAAAATTCAATCAGGGCAGCTGAATCTTCTATTAACTGTCGTGGTAATAGTGACTCAACTTTACCTGTTTCTATATTATCGCGAGTAGCCATACTGTGTTAATTACTCGTGTCGAGAGAATGTGGTATAAGACGATGTTCCAGCAGAACCTAATGTGGTAATTGTATCTTCTTCACCAGTTACTGTAATGCCAGGAGTTTCGTCTTGCTCAATTGAAACTAGTTGATTATACTTAGGTGCAATATCATTTGAATTTGGATCTGCAAAAATAAGTAATACATCAGAAGATTCAATTAATAAATTTTTCAATTCAATTTTACCCAGTGTGGGAAATATTGTACCAGCATTTGCTCTGACAATCGTATCACTATCAGCATTTAAAATTTGCACTGTTCTATTTGGAAATGCTCCAGGTTGAGGAATGTCGGCTAGCTTACATGATTGGCCTTGAAATGTAAATGTATTTGAAGATAAAGTTTGCTCAGTAGTGTCAGTAATGTAAATAGGACTAGAAAATTTAATTACATAATCAGCAGAAAACCCAGTTTGTGGTTGAACATGCTTATGCATCTTTAATCTAGCAAAGGAATTTAATATACCCTTATCAACACTGTCTATGGCTTTTAACAGTTTGGAATAACGTAGTACACCATCAAACTTTTCTAAATAAGTATCGTTATAGTCTAGAATAGCATTGCGTACTGCTGTTTCTAATTGACCTTTTGATCTTGCGGTTGAATTTGGATCGTATTTAAAGAATACATCCATAGTAATAAACGTATAATCTGGATTTTCGATTTCAGCAGTGACTGAACCCACATTACGAGCTGCAAGATATTGTTTAATAATATTACGTGAAGTTGTCGATAAATATTCACTTGTCTTTGGCTTGATTGATAAGAAAACTTTACCGTATACAGGTGGATCATTGACTTCACCACCCCAGACTGATATATCTTCAATGTAATCGTATTCTGCCATCAACACAGCTTTATAATCAATTGCAGTCACAGCTCTATTTTGTGAAGCAAATGATTTTGGAGCATTATGTCGAATTGATTCGGTTGTTTCTTTATCAGACCCAGTTGTTGTTCGAACAAATCCATCTACTTTTGTAATAGTAATTGCTGATATTCCACCAATAGATCCATCAATGGTAAACGCGGTTGCGCCATTTCCATCCGATCCGTGTGTTTTAATAAATCCAATATCAACGATTTGACCAGTAACAGGCTGATGTCCTACAACATTATCGCCAAAATATATTTGATATTGCCCGTCGTAACCTTCTTGCAAAAAGTAAGCAAAGGAATCTGACGCAACGTCAAGAATTGAATTATAATGTGCATATACTTGTGATGTAGTTGCTGTCAATGAATCACGTACGGATACAATTAAAGTTTCTACGTCTGCCATGTCAGTAGGCAATTCAAACTTTTGATTTGGTACTTTATTATTGATACGATATGTGAAAGTTTGTATTTCTCCTTCACATATTTCTATATTATTAAAGTAGTATTTGTTTTCACCATCTTTAATTGCTGTATAAGATTGATTTGTTACAAATTGATATTGGCGATTACCAATTAATCCTTGAAACTTTTGCCCTCGAGGAATTTCAATCGCAGTAGGATCAGAAGGAACTCCAGCAACGACAACATTTAAATAAGCTTTTGCTGCAGTTGCTGATGATGGAGTATATCCTAACATCTTAGCATGAGAAACAACATTTGCTCTAAACTGTGCTGTATCTAAAAAACTTTCATTTGCATTAGTGTGAGCAAGCAAAGCATTATATTGAGTATTATAAGCAAGAATATCCAATAGGATACTCATACCCGATCCATCAAAATCATAGTCGTTAAATTTATCTTGCGCACTGAGAAACGCTTTTAAATTAGTTTTGATTTGATCAAAATCTAGTTCAGTTACGTTCTTAATATTTGCCATTATCGAATTCTCTCTAAGTATACATCTACATCAACCAATCCTGGAACATTATTAATTTTAACAGACACCGAAATAAAGACTGCATTTTCGTCAGTACGATCAAATATTTCTAATGCAGCTATTTGTACTCTTGGTTCATGATATTTAATTGTTCTTTTGATTGCTTCTCGCATTGAGGCAAGATTTACCGGACTAAAGTTTTCAAATAACTTATCAGTAATTGCACAGCCGACATTTGGTTGAAAAGGCCGCTCACCGTATCCAGTTAAAATTAAATTTCTTACTGATCTTCGTATTGCATTAATATCTCTTAATGGAACTACATCACCAAAATTTGGATGAGGTTTAAAATTTAAATCTAAATCGGAATAGTCCACTGCCCGCGCAACGACGTTGGCGGTTATTTTTTCGTAGCCTTTATCGGATAAGTATTCAGTACTCATAGTATCTATTTATACCCTAATTGCCAGCAAATACGTTATTTGATCCCATAACTTTCACATTCCCTTTTGAATCAATGTCGCCTTTTCGGCCGCATCCTTTTCCATTTACCCATACTGTATTTGAAGATTTGACTAATACGTTTCCGTTTGAATCTACATCACCTTTACGATGTACTCCTTTCTCATTTGCAAACACGTTATTGGATGCTTGTACTGCAGTGTGACCAACAGCATCTATGTCTCCTTTACGATGAACTGAATATGTCATACTTCATTCTCCGGTGGAAAGGCATCATCAAATTTATCTGCGTAGTCTTTTATCTTACTTACCGATGGAGATATATTTGCATCAGATTTATTTGTTTCATCTAACATAAATCCATCACGAATAATTGATTGCCACATAATGCCATCAGTAACATAATTGCCACGATTTCGATATCCAGGACCCATTGTATCTCCAAGATAACGAATACGATCGACATCATTTTTTATTTCAGTAAGTGTTGAATTGTGCGTAGACAACTCACCGTTTAAAGTATCTAGTTTACCTTCAATAGTTGTAAGATGTCCATCCAACATATTATACATTTCATCAAATTTAGATCCTAACATCTGACCTATCATTGCAGCAGAAGAAAGTATAGCAGGTGAATAATCCATTACAGCTGATGTCGTATTTGAACTAGTATCTTTTACAGAAATTATATGATCTCCGATTTGAACAATTGCTGTAGCGCCAGTTCCATCTCCACTAATTGCAACTGTCGGAATATCGCCGGCCTGAGGAGGATTATTAATAGAATAATTACTACCATAATTAGTTATTTCATAACCAATTACTGATCCATTTTGAATGATTGCATCAGCTGCAGCACCGCTTCCATTACCACCAGTAATCGTAACAGTTGCAGTAGTATAACCAGAACCAATTGTTCTTGGTATTATAGCTCTTACCTGACCAGTATCTGATAAAAAATTATTGGTATGTGGAGCTAAAGCCATCGCTTAATCCTCTTAGTTTAATCTAATATTCTTAGCAGTAATAACGTAATCTTTCTTAGCAGTCTTTGTAACTTGGCCTGACGTGGCTTGACTTAAATCGCCACCAACAACTTCACCTAAGTTACCAACCACTTCGTTTGATCGATTACCACCAACATATTGTGTAAGATTACCGTAAATATATTCTGTCTTATTACCTTGTACTTCTACGTTATAATTACCTACAACAAATAAGTTACAATCACCTTCAATTGTAACACGAGATGTTCCTTTTACATTTACATAATCATCGCCTAAAGTCACTTCATAATTATCTTTAACAACTTTTAAAACTCTTTCACCGGCCGGGTGTATCTCATAAAAAGTACCTGAACGGTGGTGTTCTTTAATTCGTTGATAATCAGCAGTATCGTCAATTTCAATTACATGCCCTGATTCTGATTCATGTACTTTATTAAATGGATACTGTGGTTTAGCAGGACTAGGCGGTTCATCAAAATAAAAGATATTTGGTATGTCACCACTTAATTGAAATGGTTCTGCTTTTGATTTTTCTGCAACCTTACCAACACGAATTGTTTCTTGATTTTTAGAAGCCTGTGTGGCTAATCCACGTGCTGCACGATTTACATCTGATGCTGGTAAATAATTCGTTAATTCATCGTCTGTCTTTTTAGGATAATTACCCAATGGATCAAAGAATCCTTTTGATGGATCAGCTTCAATCGTATTCAATGAAGCAACCGAACCCATAATAATTGGATCCTGTGCATCTGTTCCATCACGAAAGAATCCAACTACCCATGAACCTTCTACTAACCCATGTGGCGAACGCCCAACACCGGATGTTCCAGATTCTGTAGTTGGTAAAAGTATTGTAGCCCAAGGTAGATCTTCTGTTGGCAATAATGCTTTATCTGCGGTATGGTAACCATAACATCTTACTCTTACTCGATTTAAATATAAAGGGTCCGCACGGTCTTCAACAACACCATGAAACCATGCGAATTTTGTATCCATAAAATTATTCATCGTTTATGCACCGAGTCTCTACGTATTTTCAATCGCGTATAATAACCAGTTTGATCGAATTGGTGTGTTGACGATACAATTAAATATCGACCTGATAACATTTCATCTGATTCTCTACCGGCTCCATCAACTTGACCAGACTTTGGAAATAAAATTTCAATCACGGTTCCTGGCATTAAACGTGTATCACCATTTAATTTGAGTGTATGCTCTATTTGTTCTAGGTTTGAATATACTGAATGTTTATATGCCATTTTATAAGAGCCAAATCCATGTACATTTACATGGTCATCATCAGCCATCGCTAAATTGTTTTGATTGATAAAAATATTATATGACTCTTTTAAATCTAATGGACTGACTCCTGATATAGAAAAATCTCTATCCCATACTAAATCTGATTCGGATCCGTCAATTAAAATTGGTTCATCTTCAAACGCGTTATAATCAATCGTTTCATATACCTTATTTGATAAATCTAAACGATGTGTACGTGTTACATATGATCCGCCTTTTACGCTTTTAAACGGAGAGAATCCAAGGTTTGATGATGCTTCTAATATACGTAATCGTTTTTCTTCAAATGATTCGTCAGTCTGCTCTTCGTGTGAATAAAACGTTCCTTGCCAATAAGTATCTAATACTTCAGAGGTAATCATATTATTATAAGAGTTTAAAACATATTTAGAATCATCAAACCTTTGATAAGTAAACATTGGCGCGCCGTTTGCTGCCATTGATTTTTTTAATATAAATGCAATAGCATCTGCATACGTTAACTTAGGACAAATAAATTTCATAGCACCAAGAGTCTGATCGTCAAGCATTTCTAATTCAGCGCCTACTTGGCGATAAAGCTCTTGAAGAATCTCAGCTGATGATCCAGATAACGATGTAGATATTTTTCGAAACTTAGCAACTAAACCTAATGGTGATATGCAACGTATTTTATATGTGGCTAAATCAGGCTTTGGTTTACCATATAAAGGTATATCAAGGACATACCAATCGTTTTGTATATCTCGAATTGGTTCATCTTTTGTATTTTGTTTACGTACAACCGTGGATATCTTTTCATTGCCAGATATATTCATATCTTCAAAAAGAGATAAACCATCTGCAATATCTAATTCAGCAATCAACGGCTGCTGAAAGATTGATTCATACACGGTAAAGGTTTGAACTAAGCTCGATATATCTCTTTCTTTACCAGATGCTGATTCCATCACAACATCTAAACGAAAGGAATTCGGTTCAATAGCCGAGTTGTCAGTGGGGTGTAACCCTTTTGATATTGTCATGAGTTAATTAACTTTTTATATCGAGTAGCGAACTCATCAACCACGGAAGCGTTTAAAACTTTTAAATCCATTTTATTATCGTTTTCTTTTAATTCATAATCAAAATTAGTAACAGGTAATTCTGTATCATCTTCATTAAATCTTAAACGATCAATCCAGTTACCATCTGAATCTATATAATGATGTACAGCATCTTCGTAAGATTGAATTAATACTTTATGATCTGCGTTAAAAGAAAATACAATTGTGGATGTAATAAATCCAATTGATTCTGAATCTGAAAATTCGCCAACTACGTCTTTTACAATGACCTGATTTAATTGATGGTTTACCTTTTCAACAACTCCTGTAGCACCTGAATCAAAACCTAAAACCTGTTCACCAATTATAATATCTGTATTTCGGTTTGAAATCAGATGTACATCATTAACGGATCCAGATTTTTGTATTGGTGTTAATGCTATACGATTACCATATTTAGAAGTAACATAATTTTCTAATTCAAGAGAACTCTTTGGCCATTGATGAAGGCCATCATTTAATCGAGGATTAATTACAAAAAAGGTCCACCAATAATTTGGTGTCTTATATAATTTCATCGATAACTGATCGGGTCTTGATCCGTCAGAAACTGTTTCCCACAAATAATACGTGTGGTTATCCATTTCATCTAAAAACGCTCTTACATTTTTAGATATATCAACAATAAAAATTTTATCGTTTGTTTCGTCTTGAAATTGATATTCTCTTAGTGGAAATGATCTAAAAAAGTTTAACATGAAAATACCTATATAAGAGCGATGTCAGCTTCGTTGAAATCGTTAAGAGTAAGAACTTTAGTTTCTTGAAAGGTTAATGACATATCAACTTCAAGAGGAGCTCCACCTTCAAAATGCATTGATGTAGGAGCTGAAAAATTTGTAGTAAAATTAACTAAATTCGTTTGATATATTGTAGGATAATAAGGATTTGGTTTACCTTCTTTTGTACAGAATTCAATTGCAAATACATGTGGATAAGTTAAAAGATAATTCCCTTGGCCTGATTCTGCGTACATAGTTGCACGAAAGAATCTTTGTATATTACGAATTTCATCTGCTTCAAATGGATTTTCAGCAACTAATTTAAAATTAAATGCAAAAGATCTTAATACCATATTTTGAAAGGCAGTTACAGTATTTGGATTTACGGCCTTTCCTTTTGATTGTCCATATATATTTTGAAGTTGATCTGCACCAGGCACGATTGCGCCTGCACCAGAATTTTGTGCAATCTTCATGGCCAACATAGTTGATAATTCAGGATCAGCTGAATTGCCAAATGCTGATTCGTTCATTCGAGAAGCAATCTCACCGGCCGATTCGCCGTTTTTCATACCTTCTAAAATATTAGAACCCAATGGACCCATATCAAAGGTAGAGAATGAAGCACCATCTGCGAATGATACTTGTTGTGGATGATATAGTGTTACTGTTCCAAACGTTTCTCCACCAGAGCCATAATCAGCTTTTGATGCAGTAATTCTCATAAATGGTGCATTACCATCTAAATTTTCTGGATATATGAGATCGACTGACATTGACTGTTAACCTATAAATAAAATTAAGTTTTCTAATCTATTTATATGGTTATGGCCAAAACTTACAAAGGTAAATATAGAATTAAAAAGCCTGAAAAATATAATGGCGATATACGAAACGTTACGTATCGATCATTATGGGAAAGGCAATGCTTTCGGTGGTGTGAAGAAAGAGATGATGTAGTATCATGGTCTTCCGAAGAAACTGTAATACCTTATCGGTGCAAAACAGATAATCGAATCCATCGATACTTTATTGATTTAAAAATTAAATTCTCAAATGGCCGGATTGTGTTGGTTGAAATTAAACCTGAATCACAAACAAAACCTCCTAAGAAACCAGCTCGACAAACAAAGAAATATATTAATGAGGTCATGACCTACGTTAAGAACGAATCTAAATGGAAAGCTGCTAGCCAATATGCAGAGAACTATGGTTATCATTTTGAAATATGGACAGAAAATCATCTTAAAAAATTAGGAATCAAACTCCTCACTTAGCCATATAAATAGATGTATGGCAGAATCAATATTTGACAAATATAAAAAAGACGCGATTGGTTCGGGTGTAAAACTCAGAACTGATGCTTCGCGTGATTGGTTTCAAGACAAATTAAAAACTTTAAGAAACGTCAATCGCCGTGGGTTATTAAGAGATCCAAACATGGTAAAAAGAAACCGTGCACGGGTTGGGTCGATGTACATGTATTTTTATGATCCAAAGACACGCGAAACATTACCTTATTATGATTCGTTCCCATTAACCATAATGGTTGAACCAGCTCCAGGAGGATTTTATGGATTAAATCTCCATTACTTACCGCCTGCTTTAAGAGCAAAAATGTTAGACGCGTTAATGGACATTACAACAAATAAAAAATATGATGAGTCAACACGATTTAAATTATCATATCAATTATTGAAATCATCTTCTAAATTAAAATGGTTTGCACCATGTTTTAAAAGATACTTATATGAACACATAGAGGCTTCACCTGTTATGGTGCCAGCCGATGAATGGGAAATTGCAGTATTTCTTCCGACCGAACAATTTAGAAAAGCCAATAAGCGTTCCATTTGGAAAGATTCTAGACAAAGAGCTCTATCATGATTTTAGATAACCCTATATCAGATTTACAAGCAAAGATATCAGAACGTGGCGGTTTAGCCCGTACAAATTTATTTGCTATTACATTTACTGGTCCAGCTTCAGTCAATCCGGACATTTATTTAGTAAATGCTATATGCGAATCAGTATCTCTTCCTGGTAGATCTATATCTACAAATGAACACGCAACATGGAAGCATGCAACAAAGACTCCATATTCTTTTATTAATGACGACGTTACTATGAATTTCTTAGTAACAAACGACTTTTATATTAAAAGGTTGATGGACAACTGGATGCGGTCTGTTATTAATGATGAGGATGGTGTTGTTTATTATAAAAAGCAATACGCTTCTGATATTATTATAACTAATTTAGATTTAAAAGGCAATATGGTTTATAAGACTACATTGCAAAACGCTTTTCCAATTACGGTATCAGCAATTGAGTTATCAAATTCTTCTGAGAACGAAGTGATTCGATTAAGTGTTACATTTACATATGAAAATTTTAAAACAAATTCAACATATTTTAGTTTGGCAACATCATTGGCTGAATTAAAAAATGCAATATCTTTTCCAAATCCTTTAATGCCTTCGGTACCATTCTCGCCTTTCGGTGATCTTGGTGCTCAAGCCGAAACCATATTGGCAGGTTTAAAAGGACAAATAGCCGGTGAATTGTCTTCTGTATTACAAGCAATTACTGGCGATATACGCGGTAAAATTACTGCAAATGCGAATTCAATCACGATACCTTACGAGGGATCGCTAGGAAGTGTAGTCAGTCAATTATCTGGTAAAGTGACTAATATATTTGGAGCGGGATTGAGTGGAACCATGAATGAAGCAGCTTCATCTGGAGGACAGAGTTTGATTTCACGCGCATCTTCAGGCGCGAAAAGTTTGTTTGGTTAATTTATTATTCTATATAATAGGAGAATATTATGGCATTACCTAAGTTGGTGTCTGCGAAGCACACCATGAAAATACCGAGTACAGGTCAGACAGTAGAATATAGACCATACTTAGTAAAAGAAGAAAAAGTTTTAATGATGGCATTTGAGACGAAAGACCAATCTCAAATGGTAAGAGCATTAAGGGATACAGTGGCCGCTTGTACTGAAGGCCAAGTTGACGTTGATAAGCTAGCATTATTTGATTTAGAGTACGTATTTCTAAAACTCAGAGCAAAATCTGTTGGTGAAACATCGAAACTTAAAATTAAATGCTCTGATTGTTCGACGTCAAATGAA